CCAGTGGACGGATGGTAACCCTGGCGTGACCAAGGGCAGGGCAGCGGCGGCACTGGTCTTTGGCGAGATTGTGTATCCTTCCTTCTCGGAATCGGACATGACTGACAACAAACCAACGGACTTCAACGACCTGCACTGCCTACAAGGGCTGGATGCTGTCAAGGACCAGATTGAGCGCGTGGCAGGGCCAGTCAGGGAGAAGCTGGCATTTGAGTTTAGTCGCGCTGACAGCCTGACTTTGACAGAGATCAAGTGGATTGTGGATGATTACATCGAAGCAGACAGCTTGGCGCAGGTGTTCGGTGACCCAGGCGGCGGTAAGTCTTTCGTTTCCATTGACATTGCCTGCTGCATAGCCACAGGCACAGCATGGCACGGGCATGAAGTGCAGAAGGGCGCGGTGTTCTACATTGCCGGTGAAGGTCACAACGGGTTGGCGAGGCGGTTTAAGGGCTGGGAACTGGGCAACGGCGTAAGCCTGACCGGCGCACCACTGTTCAAGAGCCACAGGGCGGCTCAACTGTATGACGCGACAGAGGCGGCACTGGTGGCGCAGTCCATCAAGACCTTGAGCGCCGAGTGTGGGCACATCCCATCCATGATTGTGATTGACACTCTGGCTCGGAACATGGGCGGGGATGAGAACTCGACCCAGGACATGAATTCGTTTATCCAGCACCTTGATACCTACCTGCGGCAAGACTACCGCTGCTGCGTACTGGTGGTGCATCATAGTGGCGCAATGGACAAAGACCGCAGCCGAGGATCAACAGCTTTAAAAGGCGCATTAGATGCTGAGTACAAGTGCCAGTTGGACTCGGGTTCCAAGACCATCCAGTTTGAAAGCAAGAAGATGAAGGATGCCGAGATGCCACCGGCCAAGAACTTCCAAATCACGCAGGTGGATCTGCCAATCATGGATAAGCACAACCTGCCAGTCAAGGGCGCGTACCTGACCAGCGTTGACATCAGCGGGCTGGTAAGCAGTGTGCAGAAGCGCACCGTGCTGCCAGGCAACCAGTTGATTGCCTTGAATTGCCTAGTTGCCATTGAACTGAAGAAACAGATTGATGGCATGGACGGCATGGACGTTTCTGCCAACTACGATGAGTGGCGTGAATCAGCCAAGGGGCATGGCATAAATGCCAGAAGGTTCAAAGAATCCGTGGACGGGTTATCCAAAAAAGAGATGGTTGTTTTCCGCAATGAGTTGTACCGAACTGTACCGAAACGTACCGATTTCGGTATTGTCGGTACTGTACCGAATTGATGTACCGATGTACCGAAACGTACCGAAACGTACCGATGCCCGACTTGCCCGTTGTACCGAAACGTACCGAAGGGGTATATATACCCCCTTCGGTTCGGTACACAAAGTCGGGTCAAATCGTCGGTACATGGTTTTCGGGTTTTTTGGGGTTCAGGAGATTTGGGGAAAAATGTGATTGAAGTGACGGTGGACATGAAGATTTTGAGTGTGGCTAATATCAGGATGCACTGGGCGGTGAAGGCGCGGTTGGTGAAGGGGCAGCGCCAGAAGGCGTTTAATGCGTTGTGTGCTGTTGGTGCACCTATCCCCTTGCCTTGCACGATTGTGTTGACTAGGGTGGCTCCTAGGGGCTTGGATGGGGATAATCTGCAATCAGCGTTTAAGGCAACCAGAGATGGGGTGGCTGATTGGCTTGGTGTGGATGATGGGGATGGGCGACTGGACTGGCAGTACAGGCAGCGTTCTGATGGGGTGAAGGTTTATCGGGTTGAGATTGAGGTGATATGAGGTTATGCGTTTTACGCATGGGTTTGGTGGGTTTGGAGTGGGGTTATGCGCTTTTCGCATACATTTTTAACGATTACGCGCATGCGCTGGGGGTAATGAGTGAAAACTTTGGCTGAAAAGACTACAAAAACAGGTGCAATCATGGGCAGGCCGGTGAAATGGCCTCCAGAGCACGAAGTTTGGCGCGAGATTATTGGGCGCGTTTCGGCCGGCAAAGCGTTGTCTACGGTGCTGGCTGATCCTGGCTATCCAACGTGGGTTAGCTTTCACGCAATGATGGAGCAGGATGACAAGCTGCGCCAGGCGTATGAGAAGGCGGTTCAAGACCGTGCAGACAAGCTGGCTGATGAGATCTTGCAGCTATCGGATGAACAGATGCCTGACGGCCTTGAGGGCGCAATGGCGAGCGCCTGGGTGCAACAGAAGCGTATGCAGGTCGATGCACGCAAGTGGATAGCCAGCAAGCTCAAGCCTCGGACGTATGGAGATAGGATTGATATGACGGTGCGTGACGAGCGCATCAGCGTGATCGACGCGCTCGAGGCGGCGCAGTCAAGGGTAAAGACACTGGCGATTGACAACGTCACGGACGTAACGCCTAAGTGAATGTGCCTGTGGATAACCCTGTCTCTGCTGCCTCTGCTTTATACAACGGGTGTTATGTTAAGTTGATCTGGCTGTGAATACCCTGTGGATAACTGCGCCGGTGGCCGTCGGCCAGCCTCCCGCCGCGCCGTGGCCGGGGGGGGAGGGCCGGAGCGAAAGGGCCACGGTTACGGTGCCCCCACGCACAATTTTATTTTTGATTTTTTAAAAATTGATTTATCATCCGACCCAACCCACAGAACACCATGCCCTACCCCAACGCTCTGATACAAGCCACTCCCCGCAACGCACTGCTTGGCAGACTGTCGGACGCACTGGCAAGCACCTACAGCCCAGAGCGCACACAGCAGGCACAGCTAATGGCACAGTTCTTGTCAGCCCCGGCCATCAGCCGGACATTGGACAGGCTGTCCTATGGCGAACCCCTAACAACTGGCGCTGGTGGTCTGGGTGGCACAACCAGGTTCAACAATGACGCCTTAGAGTCAGCAATGGCAATAGCCCCCATGGTCGGCCCAGCAGCCAAAGTGGCCGGTAAGGGTGCAATGGCAACGGGAAGGTTTGTAGCACCCAAGGCTGGGCAACTGGCAGAGCAGTACATGGTCAAGACTGGCGGCATACTTCCATTGGATGTTTACCACGGCACACCACACACATTGCCACCAACGGCACGCAACCCACTTGGCGAGTTTGACGCCAGCAAGATTGGCACTGGCGAGGGAGCGCAGGTTTACGGGTATGGCATTTACACGGCTGAGAATCCTGCTGTGGCGGAAAAGTATCAAAAACAGCTTGGCACTCAAATGCAATATAAGGGTCAGCAGTTTTATGATCCAATAGTTGGAAGAAAAACGGCAACTACAGGCAACACTGAGATTGATGATTATCTGTTGTCTTACCTTGGCGACACTGGTGTTGTTCGTAAAGAATTGCTTAATGCTGCTAAAGAAATGAGGGCTTCAAAAAATCCTGAAGCATTAAAAGAATATCAAACTTTAATGGCTGAATTTAGGAAAATAAGGTCAGATGTAACAGCGGCAAATACTGGCAGTCTTTATAAGGCAGACCTGCCAGATAAGAAGATTGCCAAGATGCTGGATTTTGACAAGCCGCTGAGTCAGCAGCCTGAAATTTTGTCTGCTTTGACTCCTGAGAGCATGGGTTTGACTTTACGCGAATTGCCTGATGGTGGCTTTATGTCTTATGTTGGTTCCAATGGCAAACCAATTGGAATGCAAATGAAGGGGGCAACTCCAGAAAAGTTTAGGCAAAACTGGATTAATAGATTGAAGGAAATGGGAGATTTAGAGGGTGGTGCTGGCCGCGCTATTGGTTACCTTGGCGGGACATCATCTTCAGGCGATCTTGCTCCGGCAGTTTCAGAAGCATTAAGAAAAGCAGGCATTCCAGGCATCAAATACCTAGATGAAGGCTCACGCAACTTAGCAAACACCTACATTGTTCGCCACCCCCAAGGTGGTGAGAACGTGTTTTCTTCTAGAGCCTCTGCTGAGGCTTATGTAAAGAAGTACCCAGAAGATAAGTTGAAATTGATTGAGCCAAAAGTAACCCGCAACTTTGTCACCTTTCCTGGCGAAGAGAAGAGCATGACCATCCTTGAGCGCAATGGTCAGAAGTTTGACAACAGCGCGTTGATGGCTAAAAAATTTGATGTAGTTAAGCGCGACGCATCTGAGATTTTTGGCGCTGGTGCGGAAAGGTTCCGTTATACAGATCCAGCAAGCGGTGGAATGATTGATGTTCTAAAGCGCCCAGACAATACGGCGTCCGTTCTTAATTTGGAAGTGCCAGAGGTGTTTAGAGGCAAAGGCATTGGTGAGAGTTTGCAATCTCAGGTGTTGCAAGATTTTCCAGCCATGATGGGTCAGGTTTCGTCAAAGGCTGCGGCAAAGACTGCATACCGTTTGGGTCGCAGGCCACCAAATCAACCTGATGCAACTTTGGATGATGTGTTCAAGTTGATGGATGAGAATTCGTCTGTTAACTTAGTTTCGCCAAAAATGCAACAAACGTTTAATCAAGCGCCAAAGTTTGACAACAGCGCCCTAATGAAATAAATGCAACTTCCAATCTACAAAGGCGAAGAAGAGCAGAAGCTGATGGTGGAACTCTGGTCACCAGAGATTGCCGATGACTTAGAGGCGTTTGTCCTGTACGCCTTCCCTTGGGGTGTCAAGAACACACCACTGGCTAAGTTCAACGGGCCACGCAAGTGGCAGAGGGAAGTCCTGCGCGATGTGACGGATCACATTAGGGCGCAGAAGGGGAAGGTGAATTTTGACACCATACGGGAGGCGGTATCCAGTGGGCGAGGCATTGGCAAGTCTGCGCTTGTCAGTTGGCTGGTTCTTTGGATGCTGACCACCCGCATTGGTGGCTCGGTGGTGGTCAGTGCAAACAGTGAGAACCAGTTGCGCTCGGTTACCTGGGCAGAACTTACCAAGTGGGCAGCGATGCTTATCAACAGCCACTGGTGGGAGATCAGCGCGACTAAGCTGGTTCCGGCCAAGTGGTTGACTGATCTGGTGGAGAGGGATCTAAAAAAGGGCACCCGCTACTGGGCCTGCGAGGGCAAGCTGTGGTCGGAAGAAAACCCAGACTCCTACGCTGGTGTACACAATCAGGACGGCATGATGCTGATCTTTGATGAGTCCAGCGGTATACCAGATCCTATTTGGGACGTTGGCGCTGGCTTCTTTACGGAGAACACACCGGACCGGTATTGGTTTGCATTTTCTAACCCACGGCGAAACTCTGGGTACTTCTTTGAGACGTTTAACGCCAAGCGAGACTTCTGGAAGTCCAGAACCGTGGACGCCAGAACGGTGGAGGACACCGACAAGGCGGTGTATGAGCAGATCATTGCTGAGTATGGTGAGGACAGCAGCCAGGCCAAGATTGAGGTGTATGGCGAATTCCCTTCTGCTGGCGAGGATCAGTTTATTGGCTCAATGCTGGTGGACGACGCCATGAAGCGCCCCAAATGGAAAGACATTACCGCCCCTATTATCCTTGGTGTGGACCCTGCTCGAGGTGGCGCGGATGCTACGGTGATTGCGGTCAGGCAGGGCAGGGATATTGTCAAGATACTGCGCTACCAAGGCGAGGACACCATGACGATTGTTGGCAGGGTGATTGACGCGATTGAAGAATTTAAACCGGCCCTGACGGTGATTGACGAAGGTGGTCTTGGCTATGGCATCCTTGACCGGCTTACGGAACAGAGGTACAAGGTCAGAGGTGTAAACTTTGGCAACAAGGCCAAACATTCTATGGCGTTTGGCAATAAACGGGCAGAGATGTGGAACGATATGAGGAACTGGCTAAAATCTGCTAGTATCCCGCAGGACAGGCAGCTAAAATCTGACCTGACAGGGCCGACAAAGAAGCCTAATTCCTCTGGCACTATTTTTTTGGAAGGCAAGAAGGAAATGAAAGCCCGTGGTTTGGCGTCCCCCGATGCGGCTGATGCTATTTGCGTGACCTTTGCATTTCCTGTGGCGCACAGAGAGTACCGCGAGAAACCGCATACACTACGCACCACAGACCGTGGCGCAGTTTCAACTGGTTGGATGGGGTCATAAAATGGCGACAAAAAAAGTATCTTTATCAGTAGGCCGTGGCGAGAAGCTACCTACCTCTCAAGGTGCTGGACTGACGGCCAAGGGCAGAGAAAAGTACAATGCTGCCACTGGTTCTAACTTAAAAGCGCCGCAACCCCAAGGCGGCGCACGCAAGGACTCGTTCTGCGCCCGTATGTCTGGTGTGCCTGGGCCAATGAAAGATGAAAAGGGTAATCCCACCCGCAAAGCTGCTGCCTTAGCAAGATGGAAGTGTTAATCATGGCTACAAAACCTGGTCTCTACAGTAATATTCATGCTAAACAAGAGCGCATCAAAGCTGGCTCTGGCGAGAAGATGAACAAGGTCGGCAGCAAGGCAGCGCCTTCTGCCAAAGACTTCAAAGATTCGGCCAAGACGGCTAAGAAGAAATAACCATGCCATTAGTCAAGTCAAAGTCACCAGAAGCCTTCCGCGCTAATGTGAAGGCTGAAGTAGCCAGTGGCAAGCCGGTGAAGCAGGCCGTGGCGATTGCCTACTCTGTCAAGCGCCAAGCTGCAAAGCCCACCCCGAAAGGTAAAAATGGCTGATCAAACGGGCATGGTTGCTGTAGCTAACGTCGCTAATGGTGGCGAGGCAAAGGACAGCGATTCCGAAATCCTTGCTACGGCCCGTTCACGGCTTGACTTGGCGGTGTCGGCAACGTCCGAGTCGCGTGAGGATGAGAACGACGACCTGAAGTTCTACGCTGGCTCACCGGACAACTGCTGGCAGTGGCCTGCCGACGTGCTGGCTACCCGTGGCGCGGTGCAGGGCCAGACCATTAACGCACGGCCTACGCTGACGATCAACAAGCTGCCGCAGCACGTTCGCCAAGTTACCAACGACCAGCGGCAGAACCGCCCTGGTGCCAAGGTTATCCCCGTAGACAGCGACGCCGACGTGGAGATTGCCGAGATTTTCAACGGCATGATCCGGCACATTGAGTACATGAGCGATGCTGACGTGGCCTACGATACCGCTTGCGAGAATCAGGTGGCCTATGGCGAAGGTTACATCCGTCTGCTGACTGAGTATTGCGACGACAACACGTTTGATCAGGACATCAAGATTGGACGGATTCGCAATTCGTTCTCGGTGTACATGGACCCGACCATGCAAGACCCTACTGGCGCAGACGCCAAATATTGTTTTGTGACGGAAGACCTGACCCGAGACGAATACACCCGCCTGTACCCTGATGCAGCGCCTATCAGCACCCTGCAATCCCTTGGTGTGGGCGACCAGTCGATCTCCAACTGGTTGAATGAGGACACGATTCGGGTTGCCGACTACTACTACATCGACTACGACCGCGCCACGCTGAATTTGTACCCTGGCAACGCTATGGCCTTCTCCGGTACGCCGGAAGACAAGCAACTAAAGGCGTTTTACGGCAAACCGATCAAATCCCGCGAGTCTGACCGCCCCAAGGTGCGCTATTGCAAGATCAATGGCTACGAAATCCTTGAGCAACGCGAGTGGGTAGGCAAGTGGATACCCGTTATTCGCATTGTTGGCAATGAATTTGAGGTAGATGGCCGTCTGTACGTTAGTGGACTGGTGCGAAACGCCAAGGACGCCCAACGGATGTACAACTATTGGGTGTCCCAAGAGGCAGAGATGCTGGCCTTGGCACCCAAGGCTCCGTTTATCGGCTACGGTGGGCAGTTTGAGGGCTACGAGGACAAGTGGAAGACCGCCAACACCCAAAACTGGCCGTATTTGGAGGTCAATCCTGACGTTACAGACGGCCAAGGCGCAACTCTGCCACTACCCCAGCGTGCCCAGCCTCCAATGGCCTCCAGCGGCCTATTGCAGGCCAAGGCGGGGGCGGCAGAGGACATCAAATCTACTACAGGCCAATACAACGCATCTTTGGGCATGGGTTCCAACGAACGCTCAGGCAGAGCAATTCTTGCGCGTCAGCGCGAGGGCGATGTCGGGACTTACCACTACGGCGACAACCTTGCCCGTGGTGTGCGGCACATTGCGCGGCAGTTGGTGGACATGATCCCCAAGATTTACGACACGCAGCGCATTGCTCGCATCATTGGTGAGGACGGCGAGACGAAGATGGTCAAGATCAACCCTGACCAACCGCAAGCCGTTAACAAGATTGCAAATGACCAAGGCATCGTGATTGAGAAGATTTACAACCCTGGCGTTGGCAAGTACGACGTGGTGGCTACCACCGGCCCAGGCTATGCAACCAAGCGCCAAGAGGCGCTGGAGGCTATGGCTCAACTGTTGCAGGGCAACCCGCAGCTTTGGACCGTGGCCGGTGACCTGTTTGTCAAGAACATGGACTGGCCTGGTGCCCAAGAGATGTCCAAGCGCTTTGCCAAGACCATTGACCCCAAGCTCATGGGCGACGGCGAAGACAACCCCGCACTGGCCGCAGCGCAGCAGCAGATGCAGGCGATGGGCGCTGAGATGGAGCAGATGTTTAATATGCTCCAGGATGTGTCTAAGTCCATGGAAGCGCAGGACATGAAGCGCAAGGGCTATGAGGCAGAAATCAAAGCCTATGCTGCTGAAACGCAGCGTATCTCTGCCGTGCAAGCCGGTATGTCGCCAGAGCAGATTCAGGACATTGTGATGGGTACAATTGCTGCGGCGCTGGACACTGGCGATTTGATTGGTCAGATGCCTAACCGTGAACTAATGCAAGAAGAACCAATGCAAGGGATGCCACAATGAAATGCAATGACTTCATAGGAATGCTGTTTTTGGCGCGAGATGTTGCCCACTCGGTGCATCTCAATACCCGCAGCTTTTCCAAGCATATGGCGCTCAGTACGTTCTATGACGAGATCATTGATCTGGCTGATGGATTTGCTGAAGCCTACCAAGGGCGCAAGGGTTTAATTGGCCCAATCTCTCTAATGTCGGCCA